CACCAGAAGGAACTGCAATAATAGTAGAGTTCTCGGATACCTTTTTAAGATTATATGATTGATCTTCAGCGTTAGCAGTTTCCGCTGAGCTAGTTGTGCAAATAGTGTCTCCGACAACGCCAGTTTGAGCGTTTTTTAGCTTAAAAGCCATTGTTGCAGCGGTTCCAGTGTCCGACAAAGTAGAATTCAAACAAACAATAGTTGCGCCTGCCGGAATGTTTTCACTAAAAATTTCGATTTGATCTGTGTTATCGAAATCAGATCCTGTTTCTTTTTTCCATTCAAACAAATCGTTTACGGCAATAAGGTTAGATCCGTTAGTGTCAACTGCTCCATAATTAAGATCTATGCCTTTGTCTACAAAAACTTTTTTATAATTGTCTGCGTAAAAATCAGCCATCGATTACCCCTGTGAGTACCACAGCCCAGCACTAATAACGCAATCGGCAGAAACACCTGCTCCTCCGATATCGGTTAGTTGAACCGCTAGGTAGTAAGACTTTTTGGCGCGATTAAAAACTGCGGAAACATCTGTAAGATTCATTTTTAGAACGGAACCGGAAGTATTGCTCTCGATGTCCTCAAACTCATGGATTTCAATGATCGATGTCGGATCTTCCACATCAATCAGCCTAAATTTTGCATGATGGGTGGAGCCACCCTCAAGGTTCCCGTTAAATGCCCATTGAACGGCGTGCAAAACGTAATCGGGTTCGATTTTCATACCGCCAAAATAAATTACGTCATTATCTGCCATTTTGGGCGTCGGGGTTGTGAATGTGTCTCCGACAAACAGCAGCCCTCCACCGCTGCGAAACGGTTTCTGGGCTGCTGTTTTATCCTGAGCCGGAGCCGAATTTTCCGATCCGAACATAATGTCTCTATAAGTCGCGGCATATTCGGCCATTTTATTTCCTTAAATCTTGTAATCTACGGAAAACGCAAGCTGGGTAGCAGCGTTGTCATTTGAAGAGTCCGCCGCTTCAAAAATCAGGACAGTTTCCTGGTTTACAACTTTATGCTGAACGACAATTTCGCTAGGTGAGCCATTAACGTCAGGCATATTTGGAATCACATCAGTGTCGTTGTGACCCTTTTTTGTCGAATCGTCTGTTGCCACAGCAGTTGAAGCTTGGACAACTCCGATGTTGGCAAAAAAAGTTTCATCATCTCCGTTGGTTGCTAGCGTGTAGTTAAAAACGCCATTGGCACCTCCAGCAATTGTCCTATCTGTATAAGCACCGTCATTTAGCGTAATGTGAAATTTTCCCGTTGCGGCAGTAGTAGCACCAGCCTTTTCAATCCTTGCTGCAACGCGAATGTTGGTAATAACTGCACTCGGAGGAATTACACAAGCTGTAACCCAAGTTCCTCCAGTGTTAATGTCTGCGCCTGTAATAGCAGCGACATCAAAAACGCTATGCAAAGTGTTCTGAGTTCCGTATGCGTTTACACCAACGTTTGCGACGTTAGCCGCTCCAGTTGTTTTAGTAGCCATGATTAGACCTTCTTTCTAGGTTAGAAGTTGTGTTTACTTTAAGCCTCTAGGCATTCAATCGAAACACACTTCTGGCCCTGCATTCGCGTAGCTCCGATGCTCATGCTGTTGTAGACATAAACCGAGAAAGCCTTGTCGGGCCGTTCTGCGATTCGAGCAGTCGGGTTCTTGCCAATGCCAAGAAGCAATCCGTCTTCGGCCCAGGCCATGATCTTTCGACCAGTGCCGCCGGCACCAGTTCCGGTCATCGTAATACCGCCCCATTTGGTACTGGCGATGTTGCTATTGACTCGGTGGAATTTAAATCCCATGAAGGTATCGACTTCACCAGCAACAAGGGCTTTCACATTGTTGTAGTCAGAGCTAACGATTCGGCCATCTGTTTCACCAAGAAGATCTGCAATCTGGGTAGCTGTACAAGCAATGTGATACTGACCACCGGCATCTGCTTCGTTGTTATCAAGAGCCTTTTTAGCCAAAATAAGCTTGTCTACCGTAAGGCCTTTTGCTGCCGTTTCACCAGCAGGAGCAGAAACCGTCGCAGAGCTAACAACGTTCGAGCCGCCATCATCAGAAAAGCTTTCTTGGTTGCCACCGCTTTCTCCGGTATTAGCAACATCAAAAAAAGCATTAATGATCTGCTCATCCATTGCGCGACCCATCGCCATGGCAGAAGCCTTGACGTACATGTTGGTCGGGTCGTTCAGGGTTCGGATCTTGTCCTGATCGTCAACGTAATCGCCCCAATCGTAATCCTTGAGGATGCACTGGCGGCGAGCGTGCGGAGTCGGCATGTACGGGGAATCACCGTGGCGAGTAGTTCGCTCTCGGGGGGTCACCGAACCGATCTGATCGTAGAAAGAAGACTTGCCCTCTTGCATCTCAACGCGAACAGCGTCTCGAAGAACAGAGCCTCGCTGCTGGACAAGTTCCTCCCAGCCAGCTTTGTACTGCTGAATAAATGAAGTCGTAATCTGGTCACTCATTAGGTTTCTCCTAGAGTCTGAAAAAAAAGTTAAATTGACAGACGCTCTGAGCTACCCGGTGACCGGACTCTTCGCTTCAGCTATCCCGCTGCGGGGTAGAACTTTATTTGGACGTTAAAACGCTACCCAAACTTTGCTCTATGGTTAATTGTTACCCGTCTTTATATATTCCGCAATAGCTTGTGCTTCGCGAATAAACATGTGGGCATTAAGATCCAACCTACCCCTTCGCAAAGAAGCAGCGACCCTAAGGGCTTCGACACGAAGCTCAATTTCCGTAAGTGGCTGAGTCATCAATTGTTTTTTCTGACTGGACTGCTGTTGATTCATCGGAATCCCGTTCGTTTTTTCCAAAAATAACGTTCAGAGCAACCCTATATTCGTCACTTCGAGTCATTTCTTTATCTTGATTTAAAACGCTCTCTGCAAATAGGTTGTCTTCTATATCGTTTTGCAAAGATTTTTTTCCAGATGTACTAAATTTGGACCATTGAGGAAGATTCCTGTAATTAGAATCGTAATAGTCTTTTTTTTCCATGTAGTAATCTTTAATCTTCATATCATTCAATCCTGCTAATTACATCAAAAAGTTGCGATCTTTTTGCTACTGCTTCCGAATGTCCAGGGATTTTCTCGTCAAAAAGGCGATTTCTAAATTCTGGATCGGCCATAAGCATGGATAATTCTTGCTGAGCCTCTGTTTTGCTCCCAGTGAAAGAACTAGAAGAGCTTTTTCCCTTCAAAACAGATCCTTCACCATTCTGCCTTCCCAAATGGGCAAACATCTGAATAATAAATTTTTGCTCACCAAGAGTAGTTCCATCGGCCATTGGAGCATTAAGAGCATCCATCCACTCATCAATACCGTTATCTTCACTGAGCCCAATGTCTCGCCCAATAGCCTCGTAGGCGCTAGTTGCCTCGCTAAGCCTCCTATCAGCAGACGCGCCAAACTCTTCCTTAATAAACTTATTAACCGCGTTTCGTTTTTCTGAGGCTAATTCAGTTACTTTCGCAAATCCCTCTTGGGAGGTTTCGATATAGCTTTTGTAGACCCTTTCGGCTTGAGCATGGCTTAAACCGGAGTCATAAAGCTCTTTAAGCATTTTAAGTTGAAGATCTTGCTCTACGGGAATTCCGTCTGGAACGCTTACGTCGGGAAAATCATCAGGCTTGTAGCCATCAAATTTATCTTCCGGCCGTCCAAGCTGGTTGTAAAACCGGGAATACTCCTCAACTGAAGAGTTTTCTGTTGGAATAGTGATCCCTTTTCGGCCAAGCAATGACTGAGCATTAACGGCTTCTTTAACAAAAGAATCCATAGAGTCATGCTTTTTAACAACATCGTGATCCCTAAAATCCGAAGAGAGGTTATCTCTCCAAGAGGGTTCCGATTTAGGGGTTTCAATTTCGCCGCCGATAGCGGGTTCTGCTTCCGACATTGGTTCTCCTATGAGTCAAATGGGTCGTATTGACTTCTCTGTGAGTGGATTTTTGCAATTTCTTTTAGTTCATCGGGAGTCATTTGAGTAAAACTAAGAATGCGTTTAACCATTCTGTGCATTCCCAATGTGTATGAAGTTTTTCGGTCGTTCTCCGGGTCAAAAGGATCGTTGTCGAATCCAGACCACCAGATCAAATCAGACAAGACCTTTTTACCTTCCTCGGTTCCAAAAACAACAGCGTAGGCATTTTGCTTCTCGCCTACTGTTTTCCAAATTCGGTTTTCAATGCTCTCGTCTTCAAAAAAATCCATTTATTGAGTTTGCTGCTCCATTCCTTGAGCTTGCTGCTCCATGTTCATAAGCTGTTGCGCTTGTTGGATTTGAGCTTGCTGTGCCGCTGCTTCGTCTTTCGCTCGGCGCATTGTTTCTACGTCTACAGGCTTTCTCAAAATCTTTCCAACGTTTCCGTAAAAATAGGCGAGTTGTTGTAGAGCCGCGTCAAAATCAACATTATCAATAACGTCCTGATCTAGCTGGCTCCACTCGGCGGCAGCACCGACTGTTCCTAGAATTGCCTGTGCGTCTGCGCTTAATTGAGCACGTGCAGCGGGGCTAATGTAAACAAGCTTCACGGGAACACCTTCAATGCTTGAGGGCTTTGGAGGAAGCAGTCCAAGACTATCTGCTAGGCCGTAAACGCGCTGAACACAGGGTTCCGCAAATTCGTTCTGGATTCTGTTTGCCATCGGCCCAAGACGCCTAACAATAGTGCCTTGTACTTCTAGTGTTTGATTGACGTTAAGCCTCGGGTCTTGAATACCCCCCAAAACATCTGCATAAAACTTGGATCGAATCTGCTCTTTAACAGTTTGGAAACGCTCTTGGGGAAGATCCATCCGGCTTGTGTTCATTAAATATTGAACAGGAGCCTGATTAGTGTTTGTGTTTCTAACGACCATAATCCCATTTGGTTCAGTAGTCGGATGACCAATAACGCCATCGTCTGCGACCATAAGGGTGGGATCTGCCGCCTTTTCGCTTGCTACAAGAAGAGTGCGAGCCATGCGATTAAGCATTCTACAATCAGGCAAAGCCTTTTGTCCCGGACCCCTTCCGTAAACTTCCCCCGGATCTTTCGACGCACGGGAAAACTGCCAGGGCTTTTCATCAAATCCGCTTTTTTCAACTATTGTCTTTGATTTAGTATCAAAAATAACAGAAAGATAGGGACGCTCGGATTTAGTAAAACCAAGTTTTTCGCCCATCTTGTTTGGATAGATGCACTGTACAAACTCAAATTCAGCAGAGTGACTACCGGAGTTGAGAGCTTTAATAATTTCTTTACTTACTTTATCTCCCCAAAGATCAAAAGCCTGAAAGGCTTTCATCATCTTTCGGATGTAAATAATTTCTGGAAATCCGTAACCGTCCTCTTGGATAAAACAATCTGTTAGAGGAAGTGATTGAAACTGAATTTGATTTTTTTCTTCGTGGATGTCTTCAAAGAAAGCCATGTTTCCAAAAGCGGCAAACTCTTTAAAGGATTCGTGGATGGCTGTGTAGAAGCCGGAGCTAGGATTGCTAAAAATCCTATAAATCTGCTCAGTCTCTAGCTCGAAGTGCTGTGCGACTTCTGGATCCTGCATAAGCTCTGAATCTTCCGGCTCAATCCACATCCATCTAGAGAATGGATTTAAGTTAAGCTGGACAAGAGCTGCTGCTAAATCGTCAGCAGCTTCTTCAAAAGTACCGTCGTAAATAAGGGTATTCCTCTGCCTGCCCTGAGTCGGCCTTCCGGTAAAATCTCTTTGTCCAAGCCCATAGTCAGCAATTTGTTGCCACTGCTCTTCCCAATTACTTCTTTCGCTTTTACAAGCAGAGTAATTCCTCATAAGCTTATCGACGGGACTAGCCATATTAGACTCCTAACGGGGTATTCTTTTGCATGTCCGTTGGGCTGTAATGTCCCCCGCCGAGCTTGCTAGATGATTTAATGTTTCCAATTCCAGTAACTTGTCTAGTCGCCTTTTCGGAAAGCTTTTCTTCTTGTGTTCTTTCTCTTCGCGAACCAAGTCTCATTTGTGAAGACTGCTTTTGGTTAAGTCCAAGTCTAGAAGTAAGCATATTTGCCGAAAGAGCCTGAAAAGCTTGATTTCTCATTGTGTATATCCTTCTTTGGAAGGCCACCAATACTGGCTATGGGTTTCTTTTCTGCCTTGATTAAACGGATCATAAGGCTCTAAATGGTCAGGTATATTCTTTTGGATAGAAGTGCGTGCATGTCGCCGCATCATAAATGCATATCTAGCCGCACTTAGCACATCATCTACCAATGAGACAATCTTACCGTTTTTGCGATGATATAGCCGGAATTCATCAAAAAACTTCCGGCAGGTGTTAAACACTTTGAATCTTCCAGTGACCATGTAGGTCAACATTTCTTGAATAGAAACTTCAAGAGAGTTGCCGCCACCTTCTAACTGGGCGTGAACGTTTAACATTCTCATTCCTTCTTGATGGTAAAGGTCTTTCATTGACTCACCGGAATGTGAAGCATCGTGCTTATTTCCGTCAT